TCTGGAATAGATCCAGAAGTCTTTTCAGAATTTAAATCAAACCATAATTGTCTATCAGGCTTACCTAAATTTGACATTCTTAATGTTGGAGTTAATTCAGATTCTGAAGATCTAGGAGTAGCCCATTCTTTTAAGGCATCAGTCATATCATTTCCAAAATCTTTAAGTAGATTATCTGGAATAGATATAGCTTCACCTTCTGATAATACAGAAATCTTTTTGTATATATCAGAGACTAATGTATTTAAATTTGTTTTCATATTGCTTCTATGGTTTTAATAGCTTTTGATATAGATATATTAAACCATTCTCCTTTATAGGTTTTTGAAATCTTTTTTAATTTGCTATGTGCTTTTTGTTCTGCACTTTTCCTATCTTTAAATTTTTTATTATAACATAATTTATAATCTCTGAAAGGACTAGATGTTTGATATTGATTACATCTATCTTTTACATCCACTGCCATGCCTACTTTAATCCAACCATCCCAACAAGGATTAGATATAATATATACATATCCTTCTGTAGATTTTTCATAGCCCTCTAAAGAGGCAAAGGCAGCCCCTTCAAATGTTTTAAACCTACCTGCTTTATGTAAAGGATGAGACTTAGGTACGTACTTACCATTAACAAACATTCTTGTTTTATTTTTCTTTTCGTGAGAATCTACTCTTCTTCTTCCGTCTGCTTGTCCAACGTACCACCATTCACCATCTTCAAATCTTATGTTGTTTGTTTTAGTGTGTTTCACTCCAGTTACCTCCTACTTTATATTCGGCATCTAAAGGACATCGCATGGAATAATAATCTGCTGTTTCTCTAATTGATTCAACTGCTAGTGTCCCTATAATATGAGATTGATCTTCTTTAACTTCCATCTGCCATTCATCGTGAATGTTAGCAACAAATTTATAATCAAGTCCCATCTCATTAAGTTTATTATTTAATATAACTAGTCCTCGTTTCATAACGATAGCACCACCACCCTGTAATAAAGAATTAAGTGCTGCATGTTGATGTCTTAAAGTTATCTTTCTTCCATCTAAACCTTTTAGGTATCCTTTTTGAGAAGCCCTATCAACTCGCTTTCTAAGAGAGTTAAATGATGGTGTACGACTAAGAAAGCGTTCTCGCAATCTCTTACCTTCGACTTTATTTCCTTTAATGATTCCACCAATTTTTGCATCTCCTGCTCCGTATATGAGGGCGTAGATGAAAGTTTTTGCCTGATCTCTTGATTTAAGTCCAGCAAGTTCTTGGTTAGTGGAATGAATATCTCCGTTGATGATTTCATCAATATACCTCCTATCATCCATATAATGTGCAAGCATTCTAAGCTCTAGTTGGCTTGCGTCTATTCCTAATAAATTATAGCCTTTATCTACAGTCCAACAAGATCTGCATTCAACGCCATAAGGGTTATGAATACTAGGAACTTGTGCCATATTCGGGTATCTATGAGACATTCTACCAGTTATAGTTCCTGTACACATAACAAACCCATGTACTCTTTGATCTTCTTCTACTGCATCAATCCAAGATTGAATCTGAGCTATTCTCTTTTGTAATAATAAAAACTCTGCTATCAAATTAGCTTCATGTATATGAGTTATCTTTTTTAAAGTTCCTTCATCTACTATAGGCTGTCCTGTAGGAGTAAATCTTTTAGGCTTCCATCCTACATCTTGCAAATACTCACCTATTTGTTTTCTAGATCCAAGATTAAAGTGTTGTAATTTTTTTCTTATAAAAGGTTTAATTGTAACTTTACCTTTGCCAAACATCTCTCGATCTTTAGCTATGATCGCATTAAGCCTATTGAACTCTTCATCAGTTAATCCCCTTTTAGATAATGTGCCGTCCTTCTTTATATAAGGAACCACTTCTTTATCATCAACCCACTTAGGTTTAAATGTTTTTTGAACCTCATCTTCTACTTCTTTCTTTCTTTTATTTAAAGAACTTAAAAGAATGATAGCTCTTTTCTCATCAAACTTAAAACCGTTAGATCTTTGAATAGCTAATACTTTACTAGTTTCATGCTCTAGTTCTACTGATTCTTTTGAAAATCCTTTACCTTCTTCTTTTAAATGAAAGAATAATTTCTTATTTAATCTAACATCTTTAATACAATACTGTAGCATCTCAGGTGTATATTCTTGAAAATCAGTAGGTTGCTTATCTTTATGGAATTTTAATTTAAAACCCCAAGATTCAAGGCTGTGTCCTCCCTCTCTAACTGGATTAAATAATCTAGATAAAACTAGAGTATCTATAATTGTTTTATCTTTAAATAAATTAATACCTTTTAATTTTTCAATTATCGGAATATCAAATCCTATTATATTATGACCAATTAAAGTGTCTGCTTTTTCTAATAGGTGTATTCCTTTATCTATTTTATCTGGTTCAAAGGAATAAACTTTCTCGCTATTTAAATCTATAGCTACAATACACCATATTTTAGTAGCTTTTAAATCATCTGTTTCAATGTCAAAGACTAGTTGCATTACATCCTCCTAAAATAATTCTTCATCACTTATAACTGTGAATAATTCATCCTCCTGTTCTTCTGATAATCTTCCTGTTTCTTTATTATAAACTAATGTAGTTGCCATTCCTACATCGCCTGTATATCTAGATTTTAATATCCTAAGTTTTGTTGTTCTAGATTCTAATTCATCATCTGACTGTTGATTTCTTTCTAATGCAATAACACAATCGGATAATTGTGCGATACTATTAGAACCTCTAAGATGAGATAGATTGACAACCACTCCATTTTCATGTCCTTTATCTCCACTGATTCTTCGTAAATGAGAAACTAAAATAATTCCTGCTCCTGTTTCCTCTACAATGCTTCTTATTCTAGTCATAATATTATCTATAGCTCTGCGTTCATCTCCTTCTGTTAAGGAACTAACTAACATATGTAAGTGATCTATAACAATCCACTTACAATCGCATCCTATAATAAGATACCTAAGTTTAGAAAAGATTTCGTCTATATCATTAGTACCAAAATGGGCATGAACAAAAATATTATCATCTGCAAATACTTTTCTATACATTTCCTTTATTTTATAATCCTCAAATTCATCTCGAATATGATCAACATATAGTCTAGCATTAGCCTCAATAGATAATATCCCATCTGTTGTTCTCTTCCAATCCTCTTCTAAGGCTATGATACCTACATTATCATTTGTAGTTTTAACTAACCAATGCTCTAGTTCTCTTGTAATACTAGACTTACCTAATCCTGTACCTCCTGTAAGGGTAACTAATTCTCCTTGTCTAAGGCCATACAACTTTTTATTAAGCCCCTCCCAAGGATAAGGTACACTATCTTTCTTTTCTCTTTTTAAATATTCATTTTCTTTTTCTGATATTCTTATAATACCACTAGGAGTATAAACTTTAGAATCCCACCAAGACCTTACAAACTTTTCATGTTGCTTTTTAACAAGCATTTCATTAGCATCTTTAAAACCATTAGGTAAGGTAAGAATTTTAGCTTTACCCGGCTTTAAAATTCTAGCTACTTTAATAGCTGCTTCTTTTCCCTGCTTATCTGTATCAAAACAGATAACAACATTATCAAAACTTTCTATATACTCTAAGTTTTCTTTAATATCTCTAACTGCTGAGAGTGCCCCATTTTTAATAGAGACTACTGCCCACTTAGAACCTAGTAATTCATAAGCAGCCATAGCATCACATTCTCCTTCCGTAATTGTAATGTATTTCCCACCCTCTTTGAACAGATTTTGTCCAAACAACCCCGTCCCTGATGGTGACCCTCTCCATGTGAAATCTTTTATAGCTATATCTCTTACTTTAGTTGCCGTTAATTCATTATGAATATATAAAGGATATAAATGTTTAGAAATAATTCCTTGACTATTGAATACACTTTTAACTCCGTATTTTTCTGCGGTTTGTTTAGAGATACTTCTATCAGTTAAGGGAGCAAAAATAGAATTTTCGGAAGATAAAGTGTTCATTATTTCTCCTTTTGTTGGTTCTGTGTAAGTTTCATTTGCATTATACTTAGGAAAAAATTTATCACAACTAAAACATTTAGCTGACCCATCTTCATTTAAAGATAGTGCATCACTACTTTTACAAGAGGGACAAGGCAAATGATATTTTATAAATTTTAATTTATTTTCCACTACAAATCCTTTATATAAAAAAAGGCTAGGTATTAATAAAGCGGTATACCTAGCCTAATGTTTAATTAGACCGCTTTCTAATCGTTGCTATCTTTTTCTATCTTAGCCTCATCACAATTCATAAGTAAGTCCTCTAAAGTTGACCTATGAACTTGACTAGCTATAACTAATGACTCATTCATTATTTCTAAAGTAGCAACCTTCCTAATTATGGTATTAGCAGTAATCTTTTTTTGATCATCACTAATTTGATCAGTTTCAAAACTTACTACATCTCCATCTTTTAATGTAATATTTACAATCATTAAAACTCTTCTCCTCCTTCTAGTGAATCAAACTCTGCACCATCTTCAGTTTTGTAAGATACCAGATCCAAGACTTGCATAGCTTGAAAGTCTAATCCTTTAAAATGACCAAAGGAATTTGTAATTTCCCATTCATCATATTGTACCTTTACTTTAGAACCATTACCTACTAGAACATCTATTTGTTCCTTATTTTGATTATATAATTTAGGTGCTGGTCTAGCTCCCTTTTTCCCATTAACTTTGCGTTTAATGGTAATAGCTTTACCAACTTCTTCATTATTAACTACAAGATTTTTAATCTTGAAGCCTCTATTTTCAAAGTCTTCCGCTACCTCTGGCTCAACTACCAGATCCACCGAATATACAGGCTCGTATCTAGTGTTCGGTGATGTTACACTCGCCCAATAAGCGATTCCTTCTTGTATAGCCATACTTTATTACCTCCTTATGATAATAATTAATTAATCACATTCATATACTAACATATCAAGTTTTATTTGTCAACCTCCTTCTGCATCTTTCCACAAACCAGTATAAAAACAATAGTTTATTCTATCATCGTCAGACTTGTAAGTAAATTGAGCAGATAATAAATTTATAACTACTCCTTCTGTAATTTTATCTAGATGTGGCTCCTCATGTATAATTCTTTGCCCCACTTTAGGGAACTTAGTAATTTTTCTCATATTCTCTGTAAGACTCCGCTTAATAAAATGAAAATTGCTATGGAATTTAAGGTTATAAGTGACCTATCTTTCCATAAACATGCTACCCAAAACCACCCCATAGCTCCAATTAAAGATAATATATTATCTAGTAAGTTGGACATCTCTGTAGCTCTAATAACCATAGCTGCTATTAAAAATCCAGAAGATACCCACTTGATGTACCATGATAGGCCATCTTTAGGTGTACTCATTGTAGTTATTTATTTAATTTAACTACATCAACATCAAGAATACCAACTAGTTTTTCTAGGTTAGCCATTTCTATTGATATATCATTTTTAAATACTTCGTTATCGTTTTCTAAATTAGCAACATCATCTTCTATATAACTAATTTTATTTTCAGATTCATCAATAGTATCTTCGGCATCTGTTAATCTATTATCAACATCATCAATTAAATTTTCATGACTGTCTACTCTAGCTTCCAGTTTAGTTAGCTGGTTATCATCTGGAATATCTAAAAGTTCTAATTCTAATTCGTTTACTCTATTTAAAAGATTTTCTATCTGCTCTTTACAAGAACAGCCACAAGTAGATTTAGTATTTACTACTAATTTTTCAGACCCTTCTGTTTTAATAGTCATTGAATTGCTCCTAATTTAAAATTAATACCACTAATAATGTTAATAAACATATAATTACAATAAAATTTAAAATAATATAATTCTCATTATTCTCCTTTTATAAATTCTGGGTCAGGCCATTGATCATAATACTGATTTTCCATATTATTAAGATCCTGATTAGAAATAGCATTATGTGATATAGATTGAAAGTATTGTAGCATAAGAAAACAAATACTATCGCCTAGATAGGTATCACCCTTCACCTGACTGCCTACCTGATCTAAATTAGTAAATACATAGTTAGTACAATCCTCAAATAAATCAGGCCGATCTTTAATTATCCAATACTCTTCAATTAATTCTTTAATAGTTTCATTAAAGTTATCATTTTCTTTATTACTCATACTTTTATCTCCTTGTAAATTAAGTATATGGATTACTTTCTTCCGCTATAACAAACAATGAATTTTTTATATTACTCTCTATTTTATCAATGTTTTCTTTTATGTATTCTAGATCAAATTTAGAACCTTCGTTATCTTTTAATCTTATATCTATATATTTTTTTAATAAAGACATAGTAAAATTAGAATCTTCTAGTTCATTTTTTAATTTGTCTAATCCTTTCTGAGTC